GTATTTAGCATTCTTGTAATCCATAAGATTACCAACTTCTAATCCCCACACTACCTTAGGAATGCCACCAGCATAGGTTTGAGTGTGGTGAGTAAGCCCCATGCGGTGAGTATGACCACACACTACCGACATACCGCTACGCTTGGCCAGACCAAGTGCTGTGGCTCCTGCCGTAGGCTGAATATTGCCCTCATCACCATGAAATAGTAGCCAATTTGGGGCTAATTGATAGGGTTTTTCGTGGTATGTAGCGCCGATGTCATCTAAGCGTAAGAAGTTTCTCAACTCTAACTCAGGCAAGCCCAGTAATCCTGGAGCGCGCATCATTACAGTATTGAATAACCTATCGGTATGATTAGAACGAATGATGTGCTTAACTTTGAGTTGCTCAAGGATGCGCGTGGTTTCGTCGCGATTCTTTCCGATGCTACGTTCCCATTCCATAGCGGTTCCCTTGCTCCACTTAGAAATAGTCTGCATGTCCATCTCGTCACCAACAGATACAACCTCATCAGGCTTAATAGCCGACACAAACTTAATGAGATTCGCGACGGCTCTCTTATCATGGTACGGGATTTGTAAATCTGATACGCAAACTATAGTTTTCATTACTTGGCTCGTCTCTTGTTCTCTTTGGCGACGTTCTTCTTATGACTCATCGCTTGTAGGTTACTAATGCCATCGCGCCCAGCGCGTCCACCATTATCTTTGTGGTCTACGTCGGTTGTCTTCTTCAACTTCTTACCAGTAGCAACCTCGTAATCACGACGAGCCTTGTTAGTAGAAGTAGTCTCGGTGGTGCCGTCTTTCTTCTTGCGCTTAATTACGTAGATTGGACGACCACCATTTGCTTTACTGCCTTTATAAGGTCCAAATATTTTCATTTATTTCTCCAAGTATCATTGAAAGTTGCAATGCAGAACCAAGTGCCTAAAGCAATTGGAATAAGTAGTATCCATTTCATTTGTTATCCCATTTTCCTTGTAGAACTAGCAACCCAATGATTGCATAGTTTGCCATGTCTTTGAAAGAATCTTCCAGAGATTCGTGTTGCGGAGAAACATTCCTGTCGACTAGGTTATTAATCCGAGCCAACTTATCGTGCATTCTCACTCTGAGTCCATTGATTGCTCCGCCAGGAGAGTCGGAGATATTGCGAGAGCCGTAGTCATTGTGCTTACTAAGAAGCAAATCACGTAAGCCATCGTAGATAAACTCTACGTCTGACGAGAACTTAGAATGGGGACTTGCAACTCTAGGGTTAGGTTGCCCTCCGAGTATCCCCACTTCATTTTTTTGAAGCCTTGTTCTTCCAGTAGGATTATAATCTGCCATATTTCCTCACGCTCCGCCTTTGTCATCATGTTTTCGGTTTCTTTGCTTTAGTAGGGTCTCAATCTCTTTATCAATATCGCTCATGTGTTCGTGTACCACTATGTCTTCGATGATTGATTTCATATTTCCTGGGTCGGTTTCTGCTGCGTATAGTGTCGCATAGGTAGACTGGGTAATAGATTTAATCTGGGCAGGGTCATCAGCATAAGAGAAGAGACATCGGAGTAGAGAGCCGACCATCAACGAATACCCGTTAGGTAGAATTAACTTGGGGTCAAACTCTTCACCATCTTCATCTTCAATTAGGTGGTCTGTCGCCTCGAATACATTATCAAAAGGGGTTCCGCATACTGGACACGGAGGAATCTCATCATATTTCGCCATCGTTGAATCCCATTTTCTTGTAGATGTACTCGGCACCTTCTTGTACAAACATAGAGTTGACATCCTGACCATCGGGTAACTGTATGATGGTGACTGGCAACTCACGTGCTAAACTTGTAGCAAATTCTTTTCCTGGTTGGTCTCCATCAGCAAATACATAGATGCGCTCAAAGTCTGCAAGCAATCGAGTGTAGTGCTTCTTCCAACTGTTAGAACCTGGAACTCCTACGCAAGGGATACCAATGCAGGCAGACATTGTGATAGTATCTAACTCGCCTTCGCATACTCCAATGAATTCTCCAGCGCGCTCAACATCGAGCACGTTGTACATCTTGGTTTCCGCACCAGTCATGCCCATATACTTAGGCTCAACTGCAGGGTTAAGGGAACGAAATCTAATATCAACCACACCAGACTTGGTGATGTAGGGAATAGAGAGACGACCAGCATAGGCTTCATGTCCAGGTTCAGGCTCCACGACTACGCCTAATCGCGCCAATCGCGCTACTTCCTTGGTGATTCCCCGACTTGCTAGGTAACTTTCTGCCTGATAAATGTTTTCCGCGTACACTTTCATGGCTTTCCCCAGTAATTCCTTCTGCAATGCTCCTTGCTTCACGTGTGTCTACTCCTTCCTTCTTAGCAATAATTTGGATACTGTTACCTTGCATACCGCAAGCAAAGCAATTGAATATATTTTCTCTTGTATTAAAACTTGCACTTGCATGGGAATCATTATGGAACGGACACTTAACATTTACCTGACCACTAGTGCGAAATATATTTGCACCATAGTGCTTTAATACCGCTACAATATCTGGTAAATCATCCACCAAAGATATCCCCTAATCTAAATACTAAATAAGCATCTGCTATTGACTTGCCTCTGGCTTTGATGACGACGGCAGGTAGGATAACTTCGAGGTCGATGTTCCTTGCCTCCGCATAATTCGCTGCTTCAACTTGAGATTCCTTCGCCCAACCAGAGAGGTCAATGCGATTTCCTGCACCTGGCGCTTTGGCTTCGAGGATTCCAATGCTTCCAAGGAAGTCCGAACGGACAACAATGTCGCCCTCATCTTTTGAACCTCGTCTTGCAAGGCGTTCAGCGTCGTATCCATTTGCTCTAAAATAGTCTTTGAGGTCGGTTTCAAATCCTGCTCCCCTTGCTTTATGTGATTTACGTGTTGTCATGAGTTCTCTGGAATGTCATCGACGTACATGTATTCGGGATTGAACGCTAACCAAGTCATGAGAGTTCCTCCCGCATCTGCTCTTCCGTAGCGATTTTTGACTGATGCCACGCCAAGCGATGTGCCGACAGTCCCGAGCGTACATATGAGCGCTGGAAGTTGGGATACTTTGCCTTGAATTGCACTTCGTGGCTGACAAGGATTCCCAGGAACTGCTTCCGAAGTATGGTGTAGTACGACAATCGCAGCATTAGTTGCTCTAGCAAGGTATTTCAACTCCTTCATTATGGCTCGCATGGAAGCGAACTCCTCACCACCATCGGTGGCAACATCCATTAGGTTATCAACGATGATGAGGACAGGCGGACATCCCCACAACTCTTCGAACGCCTGTACCTCTTCATCTATATCTTGCAAAGTTGGCGATGATTCAAACGACCAAACTATATGACTACCTTTTTGGAGGACAGCCTTCGTCCAACCAACATCAGTATTAAGTTTATGCTCAACATCACCCTGACTCTTCCCTGAAATCATCGACGCTAATCGCATCGCCATTGTATGCGCATTGGTATCCGCAGAAATGTATAATGTTGGAACATTTGTTTTTAGTGCAATCGCAAGTGCGAGTGTAGATTTACCCGCTCCTGGGGCTGCAGCAAACATAGAAACTTCTGAACGTCGTATGATAATCTTATTCGCTTCAAACGCCTTAAAGCAACTAGGAAGGGGTTCCCCACCAATGGAGTCTCGTCCTACTGAACGTACTAGAGTTCTCATCGGTACCCTTCCTAGTTAGTTTAAAATGGAAATTCTTGTGCGATTAGTTCACTGGCTTGCATTGGTCCGCGCCCTGCGGCATCGGACAGACCCACATTGCGTAAGGATTCCCTGTCTTCTGGGAGATTCCCGACTTGTACTTGCGTGGTCCGTGCTGGCAAGTTGGTCCACCTTGAACTGGGCTGGTCATAACTGATGGAGCCTGAGCCTGGGGCGGACTTGATATCGCTGACGGAGCGATGCTTTCTGTGGTACTGGATGTTGATAAAGGGGATACCGTGCCTGCTGTCGCAAGTTGGCGCTGTGTCGCAGCAATTTGAGTAGCGTAATCACCAATATTTTCGAGTAGTACACTTAACTCATCTGCGGTATTAGCGCGAATGTTAATCAGGTCTCCCGAAGGAGTCTTATAGGATACTTGTAGTTTCCAGTCTTCAGCCATTATCTTTTTCCTTGTCTGCTGGTTCAACGCCCAGCACTAGTCTTACTTCATTCTTGGTTAGAATATCTAACTTAAATGCTTCCAGTACATCAGCAAATGAGATATCCATTATTTATCCTTCTTGGTAGAGAACTGACAATACTCTGTGAGTCCACATAAGTATTGGCAATTGTTTGTGTTGGGCAAGAATATCTGAGCCTTACGCGCTGTGTCAAATTGTTTGACAAGATATTCCATTTTATCGTAAGTATATTCTGATAGGTCGACCATCTCGGATATGTTATTACCGCGAGACATATAGTAGGTTCCCCACTTGACGGGCACACCGAAGGTTTGCTCAATGCCTAGTTTATAGAATCCAAGTTGTAGGCTACTAGATGGGGTCTGTTGAGAAGTCTTTAAGTCGACAATCACTAACTCGCCATTAACTTCAAATACTCGGTCAATAATCATCTTGATAGGCACACCAGCCACTACTGGGGTGAGTGCCAACTCAATCCCAGGATTGCCGTCGGGAGCATTCCAAATCTTCCAACTTGTGTTATGCTTACGCCATTCGATGTAGGCTTGTACCCACTTTGGTCCTTGGCTTTGCCAGAAATTAATATCTTCTTTGTTGGGGTTAGCCTTAGTAGCACGACCACCCACTCGAGCATTGGTGAGGTCGATGTCGCCCTTAGTCTCAACCCATGCTTCATCCCATAGTTGTCTTACTGGGTCTTGCATCATAGTGTACTCTTATCGTAGTTCTCGCAAGCCAAGTGGAATGCAGACCCTCCCACAGACCACACAGAGGGTTGCTCCTGCTTGTTGAGGAGCCGACCAAGGTAATACTGGTAGCCGCAGGTCATGTAGGTTGAGAAAGCCGAATAGGACATATGTTCGGGTAGTGTATAATCTTCTAGTTCTATTGCCATGTCTCTATCATAGCATTGGATGTCAAATAATTAAATTGGGTTAATTAATTGACAGACCCTTTAGGGTCATGTATACTTTATATTAATATATTATATGATATAAATAATACGAACGCTTAGGCGTTCGTTTATATATAATATATATAATTATATATATTAGGGAGAAGTATGTCAAATACATTCTGGGCAGTATTTTTTGGTTCTAGTGTTGGTCTATTCACCGTCAATATCGTTACAACCTTGGTCGATGAATGGCAGCATCGTCAACGCCATAAGAGGGTACACGATGTCCTAGAACTGCTGGAAGATTCAGAGTACGAGGATTACGTCTAACCCCGTAAAACGACAAAAGACCCCCTCGCCCTAGGTACTAACCTAAGGTAAGGGGGTTTCTTGTCTTAAAAGGGGCTTAGAAGCCGTTTAAAGAGGTATTTAGAGGCTTGCTCCGCGTCCAAAATCTTTGGCTGATGGGTCAAGTGCCTTAAGGATAGGACCTGCCACCGCTGCAACACCAGCAAGTAGGATTTCTTTTGGGTCAGTCTTACCAACCAATACGAGTGCGAGCATCGCTGCTACCGCTGCACGGAAGTAAGTTGATGCAATTGCTGCTAGTTTATCTTTGTTCATTATTTGCTCCATTTCGGTCTCCCGAATCCCACCACGTATACTGGTAGTTTTCGAGTGTTGTTTTTCTTATAAGCACGAACCTTCATGCAAACTTGTCCGCCGTTTGCTTGGCTTCCAGTAGGCTTGGTATCTGGGCTAGTGTTGCCCTCGACTGTGACTACAGAGCCATCTAGGTTATCCTTGACTACGATACCCACATGGTCTACATTCTCGCCACCTGGAAAATCAAAGAACACTATATCTCCTGGCTGAGGCTTCGCACTATCTGCGGCAGACCAGGCACCAGTACCTTGAAACTTTGATACGCCAGCAGGAGTGTAAACCACATCTGGCATGAACTTGAACCCAACCTCATGAGCGCACCACATAATAAAACTTCCGCACCAAGGCAAGAAGTTCTTCTTGGTAAAAGCACCGTACTTAGTCTCGTTATCCTTTGGGCCTTCTACTGTCCCAATTTCAGCGCGGGCTTTGGCTACAAAGTCTTCGCGTATTCCCACGTTAGCCTCTTTCAATAAGGATTGAGTAAATCTCATCTACACGCTTCTCGAGTCTATTAACTTGGTCCTTTACAGAACTGCCACCGTTAGGTCTCAATTCATTAAGATAATGGATTACAATCCATCGAAGCAAGGCTAGGAATCCTCCAAGGATTGTGAGAGTAGATACTATAAGTGCTGCCCATTTGTCGGGTGTCATTTGCGCTCCTGAGAGTTATAAGGTTCGAATGGTTGCCATTAAAATACCACCGAAGCCAGAGAATCTTTTATCAGATGGTGTTGTATTGATGAATTGCAGTTGTTCAATAATACCAAGGTATGACTCTCCAGTACGGAAATCTTCAATCCTGATGGTATCTCCATTATTTTCAATTGCTTCAAGCAGTTGCAAACGGTCATAGGCTGAACCTTCATGACCAACCTGGTTTCCAAATGAATCTTTTTCTTTGTCAAAGCAAGCAAGCGGGTATGTAATTATACGCTGACGAGCAATTGCTGGAAGGGATTTTAGTTGGTAGCCAGAAAAAGTAGGACCCTTAGTTGAGTCTGTAGATAGACGCTTCAAGGTGAACTTAAAGGAGAGAGACTGCTGCGCTCCAGTAGGATAGGTTACGCTAACCTCTGGAGTAAAGTCACCCTCTGCAAAACTACCAATGGTATAATTGCTATCAGTTGAATCAATAGATTCGATATTTAACCCACCGTAGGTATTATCTATCTGTGCTTTTAAAGTTTTGAATACTTTGTTTTCAAGTGTTGCATAACGAATCTTGCCAGTTTGGATATATCCTTCAGACATTAAAGTGCTTGCATTTTGGATATAGGTATAACCTACGACAGAACTAGCGTATGTGGTTATATATATAATCTGAGATGTTGAACCAGAAAAAGCGCAACCAGTAGTATTGTGACCTGTAGTTCCAGGATAATATACATCATTAGCATAAGAAAAGCGAAGTTGTTCAATTTCATTACCTAAGTCAATACGGATGAGTCCTGGTGCTCCGTCTACGCCAGTTGCACACCAGACATATTTATCGCGAGCAGCGAAGTCATAGCAAGGTTGAGTAGTCTCAACAATGAGTGGACCATAAGCAATTGAGCCATCTTGGTCTGATACTGTTGCGGCTCTGATGCCCTTACTTGTACCAATGAGCATATAGCCAAGGTAGTAGAATATTTTATGAGCAACCTCTCCAACAGGAAGTTCTGCTGCCACCATAGCGGAAGTTAATGTTGGCATAGTTCCTGATGTTGAGAGAGTAAACTTGTAAATTGTAGATTGGATTCCATTGAATCCAGATACGTAAATGGCTGGGCCAGATGCGGTTACTGATGTGTATACATAGTTTGTGTTGGGATGTGTATAGATAGCAGTTCCCAAACTTGTTGCACCAGTAGTGGAAGCGGTAATCTCATAGATAGAGTTGTTGACGCAAAGCACGATGCGTCCCTTGACATACTCCATAACTGCTGTAGTTGCAGTAGTCCCATTAACGGAGAACATAGATACTTCATCGGATGTATCAGATGAGGAGCCAGTCAATGGTTTCCTATACATTGTAAACTTAGCACTACCAGATGTCTTGTTAGTTACCCAATAGGCGTATGTTCCGTCATCACAGATGTCGTATACTGGATAAACACCAGTGCCAGCGTTGTAATCAACAAAGTGAGTTACAGTACCGTCTGTTGCAATTTTGTCAACATCATAATCATCACGAAGAAGGATTCCATTGGTGCCACTCCACGTGATAGAACGAACATTTTGATTAACGGTACCATTTGATAAAATAGAACCAGTAATGTTGTGACCTTGTGTGCAAGAATTAAGGAGAGTTACCTTGCCCTTGTTCCAAATGTTTACACCCTTGCTATCATGAAAGCGATGTGCAACTACTTCGCCAGCAGATGGGTCATAAAAATTAATGCCACTTCCATGATGGAATGAGGATTGAGCGCGAACCCACCAGCCAGTAATTGACTGCTCGCCAGGTTCCTGGCTTTGGTCAATCTGTTGCTTGCGATACTGCGCAGTCTGACGACCATATGGGAATGCATCTCCAGTCATCAAGAAGAATGGCAACGCATTCAAGGCAACATCGTAAGATTCTGCATTAGAAGAGTAATTTACAGCACCAACTGGGTTGGATAATATATAAGGAAGACCTTCGGTTACATCTGCACCATATGCCATTAGTTACCCCTATTCTTTAGACTGTATAATTACAACGTGACTTGCATCTGGGCAATCCCATAGGCAAGTATCAGTATTGAGTATTGCGCTATCGTGGCACTTAGGTGGAATGAAAGCATCTAGTGATGCATCATAGGAATAACCAATTCCTGCGTAGTGCTTGCGATATCCATTGGTTGCAGCATTGTAAGAAGTTTTTAACCAAGTGCCACCAAGATTGTCAATAAACCATTGATAACCTTCATCACCTGCTGGGTCATTATTATCGCCAACAAGTACGCGAATAACTTTGTTCTCTGAATCTATTTCTGCCCAATGACTCATTAGTATGCCGCCGATTTCAAATATCTAACAATGACAATTCCTGAACCGCCATTACCTCCTGCGACTCTTTGAGAAGAACCATAACCACCACCGCCGCCAGAACCTGTATTTGATGCAGCATTGCCACCAGGTACATTGGTGTACCCATTGTCATCAATTGTATTATAGTAATAATAAGAGTTTCCACCATTACCTGCACCTGCACTACCGCCACCAGCGTCACCTTGTCCGCTAGCACCACCACCACCAGCATAAGCGCCACTTGCGCCAGTTGATGTTGCAGAAGCCCAAGAGGAATATGTACTAGTTCCAGTACCGCCGCTGCGACCACTAGCAGAAGCAGAACTTCCACCGCCGCCTCCGCCATTATTTGCTCCAGCATAACCTTCTACTGGACTGTAATTGCCAGCGTTGCCTGCTGCGCCATTAAAGCCTGATGCGCCACCGCCACCAGAGCCACCCGTAGTTCCGTCAGTTCCGCCATTACCATATTGATTGTATGTACCACCACCATGTCCACCGCCAGTAGCAGAGTAACTTCCTAAACTTGAATTGACACCATTACCATAGGCACCTCCTCCGCCACCAATGGTGACAGTATAAGTCGATGCGCTTAATGATTGGTTGCTTGCATAACGTAAACCACCAGCACCGCCACCACCAGCAGGACCGTAACACGTACCATTACCACCACCGCCACCTGCAATTACTAAGTAATCACAGATAAGAGGTACGTCTTTAACAATTAAAGAACTGCTGGCAGTAAAGGTACGGTAGTAATAGGTTGAGTCAGATGAAAGCGTGCCACCAGTAACTGTTGATTTCTTTTGACCCATTAATCCAAAAACGCGGGCTGAAAGCCCACCGAAACTACTGAGAATTGGGGACATTGGGGACCTACGCGAACTTTACTTGAGAAGCAAATACTGTGTAAGCCGCAGAACCTGTCTTAAAGATTGTGTATGAGTAAGCATCAATTGATGATGCACTACCCGAACTAGGTGCTGTTCCACCTTGCCATTTAGGAGTAACGGAAGTTCCATCAATAGTAAGAGCAGAGCCATAATAAGCAGTCGCACCTTGAGTTACAAGGAATACCACTGTGATTGACTCACCTGTAGCCATTAAAGAGTTAAGAGTTGTTGAACCATCACCACGAACATTCAAGGTCCAGTTAGCACTAGCACTTGTTGTATAGTACAAAGTGCCTTGAGTTACTGTATCAAAATTGATAGTTCCAGTTGCTGCTGTTGCAGATACTGTAGTAACCTCGCGTGGGGATTTGATAGAAGGATAATTGGTAACAGAAGAATTGATTGTTGGAGATGTTAGTGTTTTATTAGTAAGGGTGTCAGTTGTTGCTCTACCTACTAATGTGTCTGTAGATGTTGGCAAGGTAATTGTTCCAGTATTTGAGATTGTAGAAATAACTGGAGTTGTCAATGTCTTATTAGTTAATGTATCAGTTGTTGCACGCCCAACTAGAGTATCAGTTGATGTTGGCAGTGTTATTGTTCCACTATTTACAATAGTAGAAATAACTGGAGCAGTCAATGTTTTATTAGTTAAAGTTGTTGTTCCAGTAGGGGTAACTGCTGAATCGACACCAGTTGTATAATAATCCAAATCATTACTTGTAAGAACATGCTTAATTACCGCTCCACCAGAATGCGTAATAGCAGTTGAACCAGCGCGGCCACGAACAATAGTAAAAGTATCTGAAGATACTGCAGTAATGAACACGATTTCTTCATTTGTAGTATCTGGGTCGATAGCAATTGTAAATTGGTCTACGTTTCCTGATGTGAGAGTCACTCCACCCATTAATAGCGAACCAGTTCCAGTAGCAGCGGTCATTGATGTTGCAGAACTGGATATGCCATTTGCAAGAGTTGTCTGTACGCTAATGCTTGAATATTTACGTGTCATTTATTTTCCTTAGCGGGTGTAGTGGATTTTAGTTGGATACTGGTTTTTCAATTTCATTGACTCATCTTCAAGTCTTTGATTATACAAATTGAAGAGGTACTTAGATGCATTAACTCCAGCAGTAGAAGGCAGTTTGCTATCAGCAGAATCTGATTCGGCTGATGTCAGGTTAATTCTACCTGCATCGAGGTAAGACAAAAGTCGATAAGAGGTGCCAAGGATAATAACATCGCGGCAAGATGCTGGGAGACCACTCACATCAACAAAGTCTTCCCCATTTGAATCAAGGTTATTAGGTTGGGTTGTGTACCAAACTTGGACTGTGCGACCTGCAGTTACGCCTTCATAGATTGAAATTGTTTTGTTTGTGTTGAATGCTGTGATATTAGCCATTCTATCTTCACGCCAGCGATGAATAGGTAGCCATTCTTTAGATGGACCAACTACCTGCCAACTAACCGAAAGAATTTCTTGAGCATCATCTGGAAGGGGATAGGCTACTTGCGCTGGATTAAATGTAAATGTAGTCGAACTGATAGCCCAAAGTTTTGGGTATACGCTATTGATTGTATCATTAATAGCATTCTTGATACTCACTCTTGGAAATGTGGGAGATAGAGTTACCTGAGAGTACTGAGCATGTGGGGCTGGGCTTGTATTAGAATAGCCACGACCAAAACCTGGAATAATATTTAAAGTGCTAGTTGTTTTATCGAATGAGTCCACCCATAGCAACTCCTCATCAATTTCAATAATACCTTTTGCAAGATTAGATGCTGAACCAATGGTGACAGCCGTAGAAGTTGTAGTTATGCCACCAGAGTTAGCCAGGTATGTAATGCGGTCTTGACGCATTGTATATCCAGCAAGGTTAGCGCGTACCTCGTCTACCATATCTTTTAGCGTTGCCATTATATCTCCTCTAGAGTTGTTTCTGTCTGTAATTCATATTGCCTTTTATAAATCAGGCTTCGATAATAGTATCAGTAGGATGGATACCACTTGGTTGTTATTGGGTCATAAGTCATAATCAAAGCCCTTGAAACTACTGCCGTTGAGATAAGAGCGATGTTTCCAGCAGTTGTAGTTGTAAAAATTCCAGTTGGTATTAACGTAATCGAACCGCCGTTTGTTGAAATTGGAACAGGTGCAGTAATTGTTACTATTGCTGTTGTACCTGAAATAAATGCGATTGGAGTGGTCGGAGCGATGGTTGTTGCGGAGGCAATAGTTGGCGCACCTGCCGTAGTTCCCATTGCCATAGTGCCATTTGCTCCGATAGCAGCAAGAACAGCACCAGCCGAGTTTTGCCATTCTGTAAGGTTTGCTGCTTGCGAAGCAACGCCTTTTACTACAAATGGAGTAACTGCTGCTCCTAGTGCGGTTGCAGTATTTCCTGGAGTGAATTGCGCTGTTCCAGTTCCTACCGTAATTGTTGCGTTAGTTGTATTGGCAACAGTAAAGGAATAAGAAGAACCAGCCGAAACCGTAGCAACTGAGGCAATTTGATAAGTTCCGTTATAGCCTGATGGAGTAAATCCTGCAAGGATTACTTTATTACTTATTGCAAGTAATTGAGCAGAAGCAGCGTATGTAAAAGTTGCAGTTGTAGAAGTGAAAGAAGCGCTGCTCATTGTGATTGTGTATGAAGCAGTAGCCGATGCAGTTCCACCAGTTACTAATTGACCAGCATTTGTAAATACGCTATTTGTAGTAGAAGCGTTACCAACAAAACGAGCAATTTCTGCTGTTTGTCCAACGGTGTTTTGAATAACTCTAAGTTGAGTAGTACCTCCGTTATTGACAACACTTAGACCAGAAGTCTGATTGAATACGTTGTTTCCTGCAGTAAAACCTGCGCTACCAGAAGTGAAACCACCAGTAGAGGCACTCACAACACCTGCGCTTGATACAGAAACCAAAGCAGTTCCTGCCGAGTTTTTCCATTCTTGCAAGTTTCCTGGAGTTGTTGCATTTGCTTGAACTATCAAGCCAACGGCAGAAGCAGCACCTTGAATTGTCTGCGGTGAAGTTGTAAAAGTATTTGCCGAAGCAAGATACGGAATATCACTAATTACTGAGCCTGTTGGAATTGTTACAGTACCAGTAAATGTTGGTGATGCTAAGTTAGCCTTTAGAGCAAGTGCTGTAGTTTGCGCTGTAGATACTGGTTTATCTGCATCTGCTGTGTTATCAACTGAACCCAATCCAACCATAGTTTTTGTAATACCTGAAACGGTACCCGTAAAAGTTGGTGATGCAAGGTTTGCTTTTAGGTCAAGAGCAGTTTGAGTTGCTGTTGAGATTGGTTTTGAAGCGTCAGAAGTATTATCTACGTTACCAAGCCCAACCATTGTTTTAGTAATTCCGCTTACTGTTCCAGTAAAAGTTGGGGAAGCAAGTGGAGCATAAGTTCCTGATAATGAAACATTTCCAGTCAAACCATCTACTGATTGAACTGGAGAAATTGGAGTAAGAACCTCAATCCAATTAGCAAGAGTTGTAGCAGGAGAGGTTTGAAGAATAAATGTTTTATTTATATCTGAACGAATAGCAACATCGCCAGTTTGAGCAGTAAGTGCAAGCATGGCTGCCTGTGTTGTTACTACAAAAGTATCAGTAATGGCAAGAGGAGGAATTTGAGATGAAGGCACTAACCCCGAACCGTCAAGAGTTGCGACACCATTTGCTGCGGCTTTTTGAGAAGTGGGAATAGCAGCGTTGGCAGTTGTATTAGCGGTGTTTGCTAAATCGTAGGCCGACTTTGTTGCTGTTGGAGTTGAAGCAAGCACTGAGGAGGTGGTTGACGTTGAATCTGAAAGTTGCACCACGCCACTTGCAGAAGTTGAAGCCGCCGATACTGAAAGATTTGCGGACGATGAAGTCCCTGCATTTGTAATTGGAGCATTGACCGCAATAATTCCAGACGTGCCGTTGGTGCCATTGGTTCCGTTAGTTCCTCTTGGAATTGTAAAATCAAATACCGCCGCGCTTGAAGTTCCGCTGTTGGTGACGGTAGCGCTAGTTCCAGCGGCTCCAGTAGTTGTCGTTCCTGCTGCTATTGTGGCCGCAGCCCCAGTTGAACCTGTTGCGCCAGTATCACCTTTAACGCCTTGAATACCTTGCGAGCCAGTTGCTCCTGTCGCG